ACTTCATTAATATCTTTTGGAGATTTTTCATCATACTTAAACATCTCATCTAAAGGTTCTTGACGTGTGCTTTTATATTTAGCTAACTCACTTTTTGGGGTTTGCGCTGCACCCATGCTTCTATCAAAATCTATTTTTACTTTTTCAATGTCTGTTTTAAGATTGATGTCATCAATGTTATTAAAATACTTTGCGATTTCATCGCTAGACTTCATTAGTGCTTTTCGTATTGTTCCAAAAAGTGGAATTGTATCAAATGGCAAAACTCTTATGCCTATTCTTTCCGCTGATGTTAAATCATTATAAAAATCTGCACCGTTTTTTAATTTATCTAAACCTGTCTTTGCATCACCATAAATAAATTCTCCTGCTGCTTGCACCATAAGCTCTGCTCTTTTAGGTGCGCCTGCCATTCCTGGAGCAGTATTTTCTACAGCATCCATTGTAGGAATTATGTTCGGTGTTAAAAGACTAAGTAAACTAGAACCAAAAATACCAGGTGTGTTAGCTAACTCTCCATATTTTTGTACAACCTCATCATATCCTCTTCCTATGCCTTTAGCAGTTTCTGTTCTTAAAAGAGGTGCTATGCCATATTCATAAGCAGGTTGAATAGCTTTATCATAAATAAACTCACCAACTGGTTTTACATAAGGGTACGCTTTTTTAATCCCTATATCTACTAAAGATCCTTCAAAATCTCTATCTTTAGCATCTTCTAAAGCTTGGCTTGTTCCATATATCATTAGTAATAGCTCCTTACGGGTTCAATAAGTGAAGGCTCATCCTGATAATCAGAATCCAGTTGGATAAAGTTACCCTGTCTAAACCTAAGCAACGCTTGCGTTGTTGAATCAACTAAATCATCATGCTCACCATAAGGGAAAGCGGCACATTCTTCAATAACTTCTTCGGCAAACCTATCTTCGGTACACCACACCTGTCCTGATTCAAATAGGGGAGCTACGGAGTTAACACGAACGTGCTTATCGTTGCCCTTACTGGGCGTATAAGTAACTACAGGAATTCCTAGTTGACGTAGCTCCTGTGTTAAGGGCATACCAGAAGCTTTCGCTTCAATCAAGATTGTTTCGGGTTCCCAGTATTTATATTCGTCTAGTGCGATCTCTTTTAACTCAGGAAAATCCCATCTACCTTTTCGCATGTCGAGAAGTATAATGTGAAATGGTCCGTGTTCCACGGGTTTAAATACACCCCACGTTGTTATTGCACTAAAGTCTGCTGTCTCTTTTTTACTGAACGCTGTGTCATAACTTTGTATGACGTGCATCAAATCAGGTATGTGTTCCTTTGGCCACACTTTCCACCAGTCACGTTTAATAATACTACCTTCTTCGGACGTAGGATTTTGTTGCCACTGTGCTTGCCACTTCTGTTCTGACAAAGAAGCTTTCACACCTTCAAGTTCTTTGATGTTCCAAAACTCAGGCCACATTGGTTTATCATTCAAGACAGCAGGAAACTCAACCACGTCCCACTGATCGGCATTATCGTTCGATTGGTTTACTAATAATTTTCCTGTAAGATCCTTTGTTGACCATCTTGTCATAACAATCACAATAGAACCGCCAGGTTGTAAACGTTGTCTAGGTCCTGACGTGTACCATTCGTAAGCGTTGTCCATGGCTGTTTGTGAGAGAGCATCTTGCTCGGAGTGTGGATCATCAATGATTAACAAATCAGCACCACGCCCTGTTATCGCACCACCAACCCCTGCTGCAAAATATTCTCCGCCTTTGTTTGTAGTAAAACGTCCAGCAGCTTTTGAATCTTGTGATAAACT